CTTACAAACGCCATTGGATACTGTTCTACAATAGGTGTACAAAGCATCCATATCTGACCATTAGTATTTACACCACCAATAGCGGCAGCTTTGCCGTTCGGTGCTTGGAAATAATATGTGTCACCTACAAAAGCAGACATGGGAATATGGAAAAGTGGACAGTGGCCGTGGCCTTCTGTTACTTCTCGATAATCATTGGGTCGAAGATTTGAGGCCACTTCAACAGCAGCCTCCATTGTCATTGGGTGAATATGATTAGACACGTTGATAGTATCTTGGTGAGTAATCTCCTTCCCAATTCATTGAAAAAATGGTAGCAGGAGATGGGTGATTTGATTTTAAGAATACACTAGTATTTATATTTCTATCATATACAGGTATAGTATGTAAATAACTTTTTGCTATAGCTGCTTCACTAGCATTAATATTATCCCATTCAAGAGACTCTACTGTATAAGTATAATCATCTCTACCTTTACGTTGTAGAGTAACATCAATAACTCCTACATCACCGAAATCAAAATTCATTCGATGTAATACAAGTGATCCTCTAGTTTCAGCTCTAACTTTATCCCCTTCAGATCTAGTCATATATATCTTAGGGAACTCTACTTCAAATTCATACTCATATCCTACTATTAAACCTGTCAGTACTTGTAATGTGCTAGTACCTGAACCTGTTCCAGTTATATTAACAGCTGTTCCTGCAGTTGCATTACCTGAACTTGAAGCAAGTTTAATAGTTGTTGAGTCAACTACAATTGCATAATATGTAGTACCGTCTGAAAGCCCTGCAACAGTGGAGCTGCCTGTAGTAGTAGGTGCTTTGTAAACTACGGCATCAGCTGTAGTCAGATTATGATTAGGTAAAGTTATAGTTTCCGCAGATGCATCAACAGCAGTATGAGCGAATTCTTGTTTCTCATATTTCCAGTTACCAGGTAAGGTTACTGTTTCATTTGGTGCTGTACCAGTGATCTTATCTGCAGGTACATCATAACTTCTACCAGCTGAGTTACCAGCTTGTATACAATAGACTGTTAATGTCCGAGAACTATAATACCCCGCACCTAATGTAAATGTAGTCTCATCAGTTGCAGCATTATAAGTTAAATCCCCTGTTGCGATAGTTTTTTTGGTATCTAAATGTACCCTATTAACGTCAGGTTCAGTACCTATTAATAAGGTATCTGATTTCAATTTTATGTCAAATTTTTCTAGGGTATATGTGGAGCCTGTATTAAGTACTGCATAATATACATCATCTAGTATTGTATGATAGATGACATTGTTAGGCATAGTCCATCTGAACCAAGCTGATTGAGCACGCTTATTTTCAGCCTCATAATACTTATATCCCCATACTTCATTTGTAGCAGTATGTAATGTACTGTCTGTACCAAATAGAATTAAATCATTTTCATTTGATTCAGAAATCATTGTAGTATTTGTAGGAAATAATTCACCTACAATTTTACTTTGTTCAATTACATTAGGTTGCTCTCTTGCACTGACATTAGCAATCTCATAGAATCTAGCATTTTTTGCAGTACTATTTAAAAATCCTATAGTAGTTCCTAATGATATAGGGGTAGTATCAGGATTAAAAGAGTAAGATGATAAGTAAGTAACTTTAGCAGTTTCAGGAGTAAGTAAAGCTTCTGCACCTGAACTTAATAAGAACTGTTCATTAGCACTGAAAATAACTAAACCTGAATTTGATTCAACTGCATCATAGAGTTTAGTTGGGAACGTAGAGCTTGACTGTAAATCAATAGGGTCTGCATTGGAAATAGCCATAGCAGTCTTAACCCAGAAATTATAGAAATCATTAACTCTAGATAAGATAACGTTTTCTCCACTAAGTAAGGCTATTCTATTCCTAAAGAAGGACATCTTCTGAATAGGGTATCCTATAAAAGAAGGAGGAGGATTAGTTATATCATCACCAACATCACGTTTACCCCAATCTGGATAATCAAATCTGAAAGCACCATTAGCATAAGAAGTTGCACCACCTCCATTAATAGAGAATGTACCAGGAAGTACCCTGACAAGCTTCAGAGGCATCGTATCCTTATCTATCTCTATCTCTATCCCAGGCTGTGCAATCTCTTCCCACACGCCCTCTCCGAAGCGAGCTGGTGTGAATGAAACTGTTTCACCTGCAGAGATAGTACCGGATGCTGAGTCAGTTATTTCAAATGTGTTAGTTGTCTTATTAGCTATAGTATAGAATCCATCAGTAGCTGCCCCACTAGTGAAGTCTGCTATGATCTGATCTCCATTCTCTAATCCATGTGCTGTTGCTGTTATAGTTACTGTACTACCAGATCTAGCATATGTACCTGTTTGATCTATATCTGCATCAATACCTTCGACTTGGAATTTAAGATAATAATCATCCATATCCTCACCACTGTTAACTATTCTAACAGTGTATCCATGGCGACAAGTACGTGGTAAATCAGCTATATTATTAGCTTCACTAGTGACAACATTTAATAAATTCCTTTCAGGTGAGGTTACACCAAACCCATCCTTTCTATACAAATGGATACCATTACCTACAATAGTAGCTGTAATACCTGTACCAGATATAGCATCTAGTGTTGCTTTTATATCACCTAATATACCAGCTGCTGATACATGTTCTTCATTATTAGAAGATGTAGGAGCTGGACGTACTAATGCTATATTTGCTCTTGATGTAACTGTTACATGACTTTTAACTGTTACAGTTGTTGTAACACCTTTTTGGGAAGTATATGAATGGGTATCATTAGTCGTCCAACCTTCTCCACCAAACTGTAATTTACAGAATGGTGCATAAGCATCATAATAATCATCACCTTGTATATCACCGGATGCATTCTTAGGCTGAGGGGTACAACGTGTATCCATCTCATACCTTAAATTCGTCTTTCCACCTGAACTTGCATTAGGAGGTGAAGTAGATCCTATAGCTGTACCAGTATTTGCGTTAACAGTTTCTCTACCCATACCATGACATGAGCCATCACCAGGTTCTCCTGAACCAGCTGTAACTCCACTAAAGACACAGCCAGAATCAACAACTATACTTGTAGCACGTGGGTATGAATATGTTGTATTAACTTTTGGATCATATATATCTAGTGCATATTGCTTACCATAAGAAATAGTATCAAGTTCTATATATGCCTCGTTTAATTGAGGTGGTGATTTAGAACTTGCATCAGATTTCATCGCAGTATTCTTCTGTCTATTAACAAAGAACGTAGTCTCGTTAATAGTCATAACCTGTATGTCAGAAGATTTCTCATCTGATAAGGCAGTATTATCTAAATAAGTTGCAACACCTGAACCAGGAACATTAGCATAATCAACGGGTATTGATACACCATCGCTACATCTCCATACTTTAACATCACCATCTGCAGCACATTGCCCGATATATTGTTCCGAATCATTTGTATAAATACTAAACCATTTTGAATTTGCTCCAGTATCTACAGCAAATGTTGTAGAATGAGCTGTTTGTGTAGTGATATCTTTTACTAGTGTACTACCTGGTCGTTTAGTTAAATTAGTAACAACATCAGGTACACCATTTACTAAGTCAACAACTTGGCCAGGAATTTTTTGTTCGTCAGGTTGCGTTGAAATTCCTAAGACATAGTTATTAACTTTTTGCGTTACACTGGCCATTAGCGTCTCAGGGCTGTATAAGGTTTATAAGATTGATAGGCAGATTCATCAGGCCAACCCATAAAGTTATGGTCACCTTGATTACATTCATATTCCATACAAGCTGCTCTTGCTTGAGTTTCATATGTTGAAAGCATCTTTTGTAGATTAGCATTAGATACTAATTGTACAGCAGCTCTACCACATGCTTTATATGTAATATACCTTTGGTATACTGTAGGTATATCTTCAAAATTAAGTAGTCTTACTTTGTTTACATAGAAGTAATCATCGTCTGGATACTCAAAGGTATGATTTACTCTATCATACATTTTCCAAATTCCATCACTATCTTTTCTTCTAACAAAGTCACGTGTTCTATCCCATTCATCTGTATTATCTATACGGATAACATCAGATTCAATAATGATTTTATTGTCAGTAGTACTGACGTTCTCTTTTATATGATATTCAACATTAAACGTCCAACCCTCACTTTGAACATCTTGATTAGATTCTTTAAGTAAATTATAAACAAAAGATATTTCAGGGTTTGTAAAATCTATTTGTGATATAGGTGACTGACCTATGCTACCCAAGATCGCATTGACTGCGGATAGTTCGGTATCGATATCAACGGTTGTAGTAGTCATAGGTATAAATATTTGTGAAGAAAAAAAGGGGGCGTGAGAACCCCCTTATTAGTTAGTTATATTGTGCTGTTACTACAGCGCATGTGTCAAGCACACCTGAACCACCAACGGTGGAGTATGCTAAACGTAAGTTTTTAGTTGTGGAGGCAACCGCTGAAGGTGTGCCTGAGCCACTTGTATCTGAAGGAGAGATACGGGTTTCTGTACCTTGACAGGAACCGTACTCACCTACTGCTGTTGGGACTGCCATAATATTTTATTGTTAAGAAACGGTACCTATATTAGCAGGGGTAAGATGCTTCCTACCATACTCTAAAGGAGTAGCTGGGTTTTTGGTTATTGATTTATCAACAGTACCAATCCCACTGAGAGTACTAGATTGACCTTTCTCCCTGGTTATAGTTACACTTGTTCCAGGATTAAGAGACATGATTAGCTACGTGCTGAGGTTAGTTCGATTGCACCTGCAGGGTTAAGTGTACCTACACCCATTGCTAGGCGTCCTACGAGTACGTCACCCTGATACAGTACGGATACGTCGCCACCAGTTACTTGGACTTGTGGTCCAATGGCTTCAACGATACCAGCTGCATCACGCTGATAGATCAAACCACAGTGAGTAGAGAAGTCACCATTGTAGGCATTGTTCTCACCACTCTGTGCATTAACTGTACCTGCCAAGAATGGTAGGTTGTTAGAACGTCTGATCTGAATACCAGCAATTTCAACTAGACCTTCACCAGAGTTTAGGTTACCTTGTGTGTTACCATAGTCTCTGTTGAGGATGTTAGAAGAAACCTGTGATACTAGAGCGTAGTACTGACGTGGGTTTAGCACGGCTGTACGACCTGTCTTAGGTAGGTTCTTTTCGTCAAGAACTGCAGCGGCTTCAAAGAAGGCGTCTACTAGTGCTTGAGCATTGTACTCCTTGGTTGCACCCAATTCAATCTGAGTACCACCTGGCTCTGGACCTGGAGATGCTGTGATAGGATGAGCTTCCCTTGCAGCTAGTGCAATTGTACGGAAGACTTTCTTATCATAAGCTTCGGCTAGAGCATGACCAATCTTCTTAGAGATCTCTCCCCTCAAAGAATAATGTGCAAGAGTTTCATCTAAATCATAAACGAACGCAGAGCTGATTAGAAGGTCATCGCACTGGATGGTCTTCTCAGCTACTGGAGGATCACCGGATCCTAGGATAGGTGTGCCTGGCTCATGATAGGCTGCTTGCATGCGTCCCGTGAAGATGAACTGCAATGATTTGCCGTTCTTTAGGGTACGTCTTTGCACGGTATCACGTGCGATAGTTGCTGACTCATAAGCTTTAAATAGCTCTCCTGAGAACAGCTTCAAATAGGTTGCGTACTTGGTATC